CCGGCAAGCCGCAGGGTGTGATGTACCGGGTGGGCGACCCGAGCCGGATGCTGCGGTTCTACGATCCGCAGATCAGCCTGGAGGAGGGGCTGGCGCGCGCGCTCGGTTCCTAGCTCCGGCCCCGGGCCTTACGGGTCTTGGCAGCCTTGCGCGCCATGGCGCTGCGGCCCGGGAACGCCCGCCCGGCGTTGCTGATGCGGGCCGCCTTGCTCTTGCTCATCCCCTGCTTGCGCAGGGCGCGGTAGGCCTTCTGCCGCGACCGGTAGACGAAGCCGTACTTGCCACCTCGGGCACTCACCATGATCCTCACCTCGCCCCCAGGGTAGCGCCCGGTGTCAAAGACCCAGGTCAGCGGGTATGTACGCGAGCCGGGTGCAGCTGTACATTTAGTTAAAGCAGCACCGACCACCGACCAAGGAGTAGATCATGAACAAGGCCACCGGCTCCCGGACCATCGAGACCACCAACTTCACGGGCAGCCAGGCCGCCACCGCCCGCTGGACCCCGGCGCAGACCGCCGAGGCGGAGCAGGTCATCGCGGATTACAGCGAGATCCACCTGACCAGCGGGCTGGACGTTCACAGCTACCGCGAGGACGTGCAGGTGTGGGAGTACGAGCTGCCGGGCCTGCGGGTCGTGGCGCTGGTCCGCAACGGGTCCGTCGAGACGGTGTTCACGGTCGCCGACCGTACGGCCGCCCGCCTGCACACCGCCGTCCGCAAGGCCCGGCCGGTCACGGTCACCTACGTCAAGGCCGACGGCACCGAGACCGTGCGGACCATCGAGCCCCGGTCCCTGACCCTGACCAAGGCGGGCGACGTGATCGTGCGCGCAGCCGACCGCGCGTCCGGAGAGCAGCGCTCGTTCCGCCTGGACCGGATCCGGTCCTACACCCTGCACCGCACGGCGTTCCTGGTCCGGGTCGAGGCCCCGGCGCCGACCAAGGCCGAGCTCGTCGAGGCGTTCCGGGCGTTCCGGCCCGAGCCCGTCCCGGCCGATGGACAGCTCCTGTGGGACCCGTCCGGGCACTACGTACAGGCCTGACCGAACCGGCCCGGGGCTGCTGCCCCGGGCCCTACCCGTCCAAGGAGAACGAACATGGCCAGCATCAACCAGATGATCGACGCGGCGGAGGCCGCCGGGTTCGAGCGCGCCGAGTGCGCGCACGACGACCCGCAGCATGTCGTCCTCGACTACCCCGAGGCGCTGACGGACAACGGCCGGAGCGGCCCGTTCTGGCGCATCCACTGCGACACGTCCCGGCGCCCGCACGTGACCCGGATCTCCGGCACGGACACGCCGGACCAGCGCGTGAGCCTGAAGAACGCGATCGACTTCGCCGAGCGGGTCGCGGCCCAGAACCCGAAGGACTGACCATGCGCAAGCAGCAGGGCCTGTACCAGGGCCCGGACGACGCCGAACCCCAGTGGAGGACGACCATGGGACACACGACCTACTACGTGAGCAGCGAGGGCGCGGGCATCCTGAACCCGGGCGAGCGGCCGTTCCGCTCCCTGGACCGGGCGCTCGCGCTCGCCGCCAAGGCGGCCGAGGAGTGCAGCTGGAGGTGCCTGACGCCCCCGGCGCCGGACAACGAGCTGCATGTGGGCCGGGGCAACTTCCGGTGCGGCGTGACCGCCGCCCACGGCATCCACGTCCGGGAGAGCGTGGACGGCTACTGGGGTGCGGAGCACGACGTGCCCGAGGAGAAGTTCCGCCGGGCCAAGGGCGCCGGACCGCACGTCGACTGGACCCTGGAGGTCGTCATCGACCGGGGCACGGGCGCGCTGGCTGACGGGCACGACGTGCTCTTCTTCGCCGGGCCGGAGCAGACCGACACGGGCTGGGGCAAGGTCGTGGAGGACATCGCCGACGGCGACGAGATCGTGGAGGCGATCGTCCGGCCGGTTCCCCAGGGCCGCTACGCCGACGAGTCCGGCAACAACGGCAACAGCTACCCGATGACCTGGAAGGCAGGCTACGGGTTCTGAGCCTGAGCGAGGCCCCGGTGATCGTTCCGGGGCTTTTCTCTTGGAAAGACCCAGGTCACCGAGGCTTTACAGGGCCCCGGTCTAGCGGTTTAATTAAACCAGTAAGGCAGTACAGGGCGAGGGCAAGATCCACTCCCGGGAAACGCCAGGCGGGACAGGCGCACCGGTTGAGACAGAGGTCAGACCCGAACCACAGCAGGTGGGCCAGGCGAGAGGTCCGTAGCAGCAAATGCAGACTCGGAGACAGGGCACCGGCCCTCCCCAAGAAAACGGCAGGCCAGACCCGACGAGATCGCAAAAGGGCGGACGGCCGCAGGCACGGTGAGGGAGACACGGAACCCACCGGCCAGCGGAGAGAACCCCGGAGCGTACCGAGAGCGGACGGCCGAGCGACACGGCGGAGAGACCGCCGTACGTACACAGACCAAGCACAACCCCCTTAGACAACCGGCCGGGTCGCCCCAGCCGGACAGGGCAGCGAGGCGATAGACACCGGCTGGTAGCCGGGACCGAGAGGCGCCTAGCCGGGTTCGACTCCCGCCGCTGCTACGCAGGCACAGAGACCAAGGAGAAGATCATGCGCTTTGAGATTCTGGTAGACGGACAGGTTCTCCGCCGGGTGCGCACCCCCGAGCGGATCACAGACGAGGAGTTCGCCCGCCGGGTGATCGTCGCCAACCTCCGCAAGACGGGCCTGCGGGGCACCGTCACCATCAACCGGCTGCACGCCTGAGCCCCGCTCGGGACCGCGGTAGGCTCCGGCCACCCGTGGTCCCCGTGAGGCCGCTCAGGCCGAGACCAAGGAGAAGACCATGACCATACGGACCCTCACCGCCCGGCCCAGCCACGTGGGCGCGGAGATCATGAACCACGGCCGGTACGAGATGCACATCGCCTCCTTCGAGGCGCTGATGGCCGAGTACGGCAGCTGGTCCCTGGCCAAGTTCAAGGCCGAGCTCCAGAAGCTGTCCGATGAGCAGCACGGCGGCACCCTCGACTACAGCGACCTCAAGTCCGTCCTCGCCTGCCTGTTCGTCATGGGCGAGCTGTCCGGCATGGCCACCAACTGACCCGGGAGAGATCATGAGCAACCCGATCCTGGACGAGGCCCGGCGCATCGCCGGTCAGCCCCGGGGAGACAAGCTGGACGGCAAGCAGGGCCAGGAGGCCCACGCCGTGATCATCCGGCTGCTGGAGGAGGCCGGGCTCGACTACGCGGACGGCCTGAAGCTGCTGGGGGCGTTCGAGTGGGACCGCTGGAAAGCCGGGTACCGCTCGGCCCGTGAAGACCTGAACAAGGAGATCTGATCATGAGCTTTGACCCGAAGGTGATCGAGGCGCTGGCGCTGTTGCGCGACTACGCCAAGCACAGCATGGTGGCCGGACCTGTGTGCGAGGCCATCGAGACCCTGGACAACGCGGGCGTGTTCGCGGCCCTCGACGAACAGGCCGACTACGCGTCGGCCGAAGAGATCCTGGCGGAGTCGGCCTTGATGAGCATGGAGCAGAAGTCCGGCAGGTGGGCCGTGGCCGACCCGGACCCGGACGAGTGGTCCGCCCGTGCGCGGGCAATCGAAGACCTCCGGCCCAAGGGCCGCCGGTCGCATGCCGAATCGTGCGTGTTCGGGGACGAGTGCCCCTACCCGCACGCGCACTGAGCACCACGGCCCGGCCGGAGCCGCAATCCGGCCGCCCCCGCATGAGCGCTGACCGGCTGTCCGGAACAGCACCGAACCGGCCTCACGGCCGAGGGACTTCAGCCCGTTCGAGCCGGGCCGGGGGCACGCAGAGAGGAGATCATCATGAGGCGCGTCTTCCCGAAGAAGATCGGGTTCTACCAGACCGTCTTCAGCCAGCCCTTGTTCTGGGGGCTGGTCGTCGTCGTGGCGGTCGCCCTGACCGTCTTCCGCTGAACAAGGAGAACTGATCATGGCCGTGAAGGTCGTAGGCCGCCGGAACACCGACCGGTTCCTGAAGTGCCGGAGCTGCCGGTCCATGGCGGCGTACGTCCTGATCGTTCCGGACGTGGAGGTCACCGCCATCTACCCGCCGCTCGCCGCTGGGCTCAAGGACGAGACCGTGACCCGGCCGTGGTCCGTGTCCACGTGCGAGCGGCACGCACAGCTGAACCTCAAGCGAGCCCAGAAGGCGGAGCCGGTCACGATCGACCGCCGCCCGGACAAGGAGAACTGACCATGCCCGTGACCAAGGAGCAGGCGCTGGAAGCCGACGAGTTCCACCGTGGCGAGTGCCATGTGGAGCGCGGCCCCCGGGGCGGCGAGAAGGAGCACATCGAGCGCTGGCGCCGGATGGGCCAGACCAGGCTCTGGAAGACCCGGCCTGACGACTTCCGGGTCCCGATCAAGTTCGGGATGCGCGCCCGGGACTCCTGGTACCTGACCCCGGACAACGCGCACGACTTCCACACGGCGGACGAGTGCCCGCTGAACGACTGAGCCTCAGTCGGGTGCCGGTCCCGTACCGGCGCCCCCTCGGGCGGCTCAGCCCGGAACAGAGACCAAGGAGAACCGATCATGAGCATCACCTTCGAGACCCTGTCCGGCGACCAGATCCGCAGCATGGACGACCTGGCGAACAGCCGGAAGCTGGAAGTGCTCCAGGTGCCGGTCCTGGAGGAGTCGGCCGTCCGCTACGTGATGCCGTACTTCGCAGCGATGCGCACGTACGAGCGGCACGTGGACGCGTGCCCGACCTGCCAGACCTCGCCCGTGTGGGACATCGGCTGCGAGGAGGGTGCAGCCCTCGCGCACATCGCCGCCGACGCCATGGCGGCGCAGGACGACCTGTCGGTGCAGAACTGATGCGCCGGATCCAGGTCCAGAAGCAGCCCCGGCCTGCCCGGCCGGAGCCCGACCTGCGGACGCCCTCGGGCCGCCCGCTCCCGTACTGAGCCTCAGTCGGGTGCCGGTCCTGCACCGGCACCCCCTCGGGCGGCTCAGCCCGGAACAGATCAAGGAGGACGCATGAGCACGAGCACACGGATCAAGCGCGGCGGGTTCGCGGGCGACCTGCGGACCGGTCAGGTCGTCAAGGTGATCGAGATGGGCGGTCAGGAGGCCATGGTCCGCCCGGCGTACAAGAGCGACGGCTACTGGGTGGACAAGAACCAGCTGGCCCCGGTCGAGGACCCGCACGCCTGGACCGGGAAGACCTTCTTCCTGTTCCTGGTCGCGCTGGCCATGGCGGTGGGCTCGTCCTACGGGCAGTGGACCGACCTGCACCGGCACGGGATCAGCGGCTGGGACGCGACCGTCTACACCCTGCCGGGCGGGCTGCTGGTGTTCGCGCTCCTGACGCTCTGGTTCAAGGTGTCCCGGCCGTGAGCGATACGCTCGTCTGGAAACTTCCCGGCCAGCCTCTGCGCCGGGTACACGGGGCTCCGGCGGCCGTACGGGAGCTGTTCGGGCTCCTTGTGGCCGCCGGGGTCGACTCAGTCTCGATAGCCTCTGAGACGGACGCTCAGGCGCCCGGTCCGGAGTGCGGCGAGACTCGCTGGGCCCACTGAACAATCCCGGCGGGGTTCGCTCCGCCGGGCTCCGGGTACGATTTAGGTAAAGCACGAGACCAAGGAGAACAGACCATGACCGACACCCTCCGCAAGACGGACTTCGAGACCCTGCTGGCCACGCTCGACGAGCAGCAGGAGCGCAAGGTCGACGTGATCCTCCCGGCGACCAACCTGTGCTTCAAGGACGGGAACCTGCGGGTGCTGCGCTCCGACCTGGAGCCCCAGCTGACCCCGACCGGCACCACGTCCCCGGTCCAGGTGTTCGCCCCGAACGAGGTGTTCGACTCCGGCTTCGCCGACCGGCTCGGCGGCCCGGTGACAGCGACCTTCATTCGCAAGCTGCGGGCCGAGGGCTGGACGGACATCCTGGACGGCACGCTGAACGCGATGATCCACGGCAAGCGGGTCCGCCGGAGCAACACCAACTCCCTGACTGTGAGCGGGGACGCCCGGACCACCGGAATGGAGCAGTTGGTCCCGGACGGGACCGACGAGTGGCTCCGCGAGCCGCAGACCAAGTCGGTCCTCCTGCGGGCTCTCAAGGACGCGGACGGCCAGCCGGTCGGTACCGCCCGCGCGCTGCTCAGCAACGCGTACAAGATCATCGACCACGTCGACACCCTGCGTGCGGCGATGCAGGGCATGCGGGCCGCCGGGCTCGGGGCGGAGAATGTCACCCAGTGCGACCTGACCGCCCGCCGCATGTACGTCACGGTCGAGGTCCCCGAGGTCCGGGCGCAGGCAGCGAGCCTGCTCAAGGACTACGTGAGCCCCTTCACCGGCAACCGGGGCGCGGACAACCCGGTCGTCCACGCGGGGTTCGTGCTCGGGAACTCCGAGGTCGGCGACGGGACGTTCTTCCTGTACCCGCGCATCGTGGCCGAGGTCTGCACCAACGGCATGACGATCAAGAAGGACGTCGGCGCGCTGGTGCAGCGGCACCTCGGGGCCCGGCTGGACGACGGGCTGGTGACCTACTCGGACGCCACCCACCGCGCCAACCGCGAGCTCATCACCCGCATGGCGGAGGACACGGTCCGGACCTTCCTGACCGAGGACTACCTGCACAGCGTCATCCGCAAGCTGGAGGAGCGCGCAGGTGAGCCGGTCGCCAAGCCCGAGGCCGCCATCAAGGAGGTCACCCGGAAGCTGGAGATCCCCGCCCTGTACGACGACGTGCTGACGCACTTCATCAAGGGCGCGGACCTGAGCCGGGGCGGCATCATGCACGCGGTGACGGCCGCCGCACAGTCGGCCGACCTGGACGCCGACACGGCGTTCAAGATGGAGGAGCGCGCCACGGCGATGCTCCTCGGGTAACCCGAGACGGCCGGAGGGGACGCCCCCGTCCCGCCCTCCGGCCGCCCGCCCCGGCACTCCCCGCCGGGGCGGGCCACCCGCCCCTGTAGCTCAACGGTAGAGCGCCAGGCCCTCGCTCCCAGAGGACACCGGACGACACGGGATCAACACCCGTCAGGGGCACTCCGGCCGACCGGCCGGGCCAGGAGCGTACGAGGGAGAACAGCATGATCAAGCTCGGAGACGCAGAGCTGCGTACGTCCAGCTACACCGTGACCAACGCGTGTGTCGAGGTCGGCTCGGACAGCCCCGACCGGGTGCTCGTCGCCGACTCGAAGTTCAATCACACCGAGCAGGGCCTCGCGGCCAAGACCGCTCTCGCCCTGTCCCCGGCGGCCTTCACGGCCCTGATCGAGCACGTGCGCGTCTGACCGCCTGAACGCCGGTCCCTGCCTGCCGATGACCGGGCAGGGGCCGGTTCCGCCCCTGTTGTGTAACGGATGCATGCCGCCCTCTCAAGGCGGAGGTACCGGATCATGACCGGTCGGGGGTACGGGCAGAACAGTTCCTCCACGCGAGCAACCAGCCGGGACCGGGAGTCATGCCCTGGGGCCCTAACCGGCAAATTGAAGCCGTGGACGCCCGGGTGGGCAGCGAGACTCATCCCCTCTGCGCCCGGAGGTGAAACGGGTGTCCCGACACAGGGGCGTAGTACCGGCCGGGGTCCACTCAGGACCCCGGCCCTTCGACCAAGGAGAAGGCCATGACAACTGAAGAGGTGCGTGCCACGGAGCTGCTGGAGCAGCGGCACGCCCTGTACGACCTGGACGAGGACTCCGTCCGGGGAGAGTTCACCTACGGCCCGGCGGGCGACGCCGAGCCTCACATCATCGGCTGCATCACACTGAGGGAGAGCTGATCATGGCCATGGGCCGACGCACACGAGATGAGGCGGAGCGGGCGATCCGCAACTGCCGCCCGTTCCAGAACAGCACGGGGTCGATGTGGGGCACCCGGGGCAGCACCCGGGGCCTCGGGTGGCTGTCCAACCACCGGGAAGCGAACCAGATCAAGGAGCTGCTCAGCCGGGCGACCTATGTCGTGTGGTCGTACAGCACGCCGATCGGGTGCGTGACCGAGGACGACGACGGCAACATCACCAAGTTCTACTTCGACGAGTATCACACCACGACCACCAGCCACCACCAGGGCGTTCTTCGAGTGGCGTTCAGCGACTTCGAGACCGTCGGTACGGGGCCCTGGTCCCGCAGTCACGGACGCGGGGACGGGCCGGTGCGCTCCCGCCCACAGACCGCCTCGGTGCAGGAGCTGGGGGGCCGGATGGCCACCAACCACCGAGGGGTCCAGTACGACCCCCGGGTGGAGCGGGACACGTCGTGGGAGCGGGACATGGCCGAAGCCCGGCGCCAGGCCGCCCCGGTCAACAGCCCCGGCTACCAGCTCGGCCGGACCGAGACCGAGCAAGAGGGCACATTCCGGCGCCTGCTCGATCCCCGGTACGCCGACCCGGACTGGGTCCCGAACCGGGACCGGGAGGCCGACTGGGTTGCCGAGGAGCGGGACGCTGCACGCGTCGAGCGTGAGGGGTCGTGGCGGCCGTGAAGCGCATGACGCAGAAGGAGTTCCTGACCATGCCCTGCGGCGAGGTGCTGGAGGATTTCCGGGTCAGCCTGGACATCGGCGAGCGTGTGTACGAGTGGGCCGTCGGCACGGCGGAGACCGAGGGCCAGCTCCCCCGCGCCTCCGCCGCAGCGTTCGCCCAGTGGATGGACGACGACTGGGCCAACTGGACCGACGAGCCGGAGGTGCTGGTCCAGAAGATCCTGGAGGGCGCCGTGTCCGACTGGTGCGGTGGGAGGACGTTCTGATGAGCGAGATCCCCGGCGAGCGCAGGGCCGAGCTGCGCCGTAACTTCCACGGGACCCGGGGCGAGCACCTGTTCCCCCACCCGGCCACGTACGCACGCCGGTCGGACTGGACGGCCTGGGAGCGCCGGTACGCCGCGCACCTGAACCGGCACAAGGAGCTGACCGACAGCCCGGAGCCGCAGCCCGGCGACCCGCAGGTTGTGACCGACCTGTTCGCGCACATCGCGATCCTGGAGCAGGTCATCGCCAAGGAGAAGAAGCTGATCGCCGCCTTCCGGGAGCAGGCCGCTGCCGGAGGCGAGCCCGACGAGAAGGACGCGCGGGCCGTCCGCATCATCACCCGGGGAGGGCAGTGACATGAGGCCGAAGCGGACCGTGTTCAAGAACGCGGAGATCCCGGGGCGCATCCATGCGCTCCAGCCGTTCCTGTCCGAGGGCACGCTGCCCGACGGCACCCGGCGCTGGTCCGGGTTCAGGTGCCCGGCCGTGTCGTTCGGGCACCTGCCCGCCCGGTACCGCGCCACGGCCCGGCTGGCCACGTACGTGGTGTACAGCTATGCGACGCCGATTGCCTGGGTCTGGAGCCCCGAGGCGGAGGGGGACGACCGGGGCGACTGGACCGAGTGGTACGAGGTCCCGGACGTCGGCTACACCGTCACCACCGGCCAGCACCAGGCAGCCTGCCTGGAGGCGTGGGCCGACGAGCTCCGCCGTCAGGGCACCCACCGCCGGGGGCCGGGCTCGCACCGCGAGACCGTCCGCGTGCCCGGCAACGCCGAGTACTACGGCCGGTCCATCCGGGCTCGGGCCGGAGGCATGGACGGGGTCCGGCCGGGCGAGGAGGTCGGCCGGATGAGGGGAGACCTGGGCAGGGACGCCATGGCCTGGGGTCCCGCCGGAGCGACGGACGGGGTCCAGCGCTCCCACCCCTGAGCCGTACATGTAACAATTCGGTAACCGGGCCCTCGGGCCCGGTTGTCGTGTGTCTGGCGTAGTGACTTTCCTCCCCCGTCGATGGACAGTTGAACGAAATCCAACCGTCGCATTCCGGGAGGAAGGTGCCACCATCGACCGTTTCCTCGCATCCGAGGTGGCCTGGATGGACGAGAGCCGCTGCAAGGGCGCCACGTTCGATTTCGTGCCCGCCACAGAGAGCACCCAGGAGATCCAGGACGTCCGGAGGGTCTTCTGCAACCTCTGCCCGGTCCGGACCGAGTGCCTCGCCTACGCCCTGCTGTACCACCTGAGCGGCTACTGGGGCGGGACCGACACGGCGGAACGCCGCCGTCTGGCTGTGCCCCGGAACCGGGTCAGGTGCCCGGAGTGCCGGGGCAAAGCAGTTATCCCCACTGAAGAGGGCCATGAGATCTGCCAGCACTGCGGAGTGTCCTGGACAGGGTTGCGCCCTCGCCTGCCCGAGGAGGCAGCTGGATGATGATGATGACCATGCCCGAGCTGCGTGAGAGCGCGGTGAGAATCCGCAGGGAACTGGATGCGTTCCAGGACCAGCTGGAGCACAGCGGTAACAGCCCGTACATCAAGTCGTCCCTGGGCCGGGAGATCAGTGAGTCCCGGGCCCGTCTGGATCAGATCATCCTGGCGTGCGCGGCTCCGGCCGCCTGAAACGAGCGAGCCCGCTCCCACGCCTCAAGGAAGCGCCACGCGTTGTCCCTCAGCTTCAGCTGAGCGGCGACGGAACGTCCGGCCTCCGCCCTGACCATGCGGAGCCCGGGGTCTTCCTTCAGCCTCAGCAGCTCCCGGTACCAGCGCCTCGGAGTGTCCGCCAGGACCCCGGCGCCCCGCCGGTTGAGCCGTTCGTACTCCGCCCGGGGAGAGCCCACCCACGGCACCCCCACCGCACTCATCTCCAGCGGCTTGAGCCAGCTCTTGCACATGTTGAACCGTGTGTCGGCGAGCGGGGCGATCCCGATGCCGAGCTTCGCGACCTCCCGCGGCCAGTCCGTGATGTGCACCGCCCCGGGATTGCCCGGAGGGTCCTGTGAGAGCCCGAACGCGGCTCCGGTGCCCACGGGGTCGGCCACGACCCGGAAGTCCTCCCTGCGGGCGCTCAGGCGCGCGACGGCCCCTCCCAGCACAGCCGGGTCGTCCGGGTGCGACTGGAGCGCGGCGGGCCAGCCGATCATGTCGCTGTCCTCGTGGGGCACACCGTAGTAGTGATCGGGCAGATAGTTGTAGACCACATGCCCGCGGCCGTGCGCCGCGTACCGGGCCAGCAGCGCCGGGGTGCTGACCGTCACCAGCGTCGCTGCACGGCAGGCGTCGGACAGATGCTTCCAGCTGTGCCGGTTGGGCTGGCGGGTCCGGGGGTCCCGGCGGCCGAGGCTGCGGGGGTGGTAGGCGTCGTACGCCGGGTTGCGCGGGTGGATGGACCCGAGGTCGTCGTCCACGTCGATGACGACGGCCGCCCCGGCGGCCCGCAGCAATGGGACGGCCTGCGCCATCCAGCTGTGGGTCAGGCGCTGGAACACGTAGACCGCGTCCGGCTCCGGGTCCACGACCTCCACGACCCGCTCGCCCTCCATGCGGAGCTTGAGGTCACGGTCCGTGGGCGGGAGAACTTCGATCTCCGTGTCCGCCGGGAGCGAGTCCTTCAGGTACTCGGCCGGGAACATCAGGCGGAGCCAGCCGCACCCGGTCATGTCCGCCGGGTACACCTTGATCTTCACTCAGTCCCCTTGGCGTCCGCCTTGGCTGCGGCCGGGCGTGCATGTGCGGTGACGGCCTTCTTGGCCGGGGCGGTCTTCTGCGCCGGGTGCTCCAGCTCGCTGACGCGCTTGGTCAGCTCGGCCAGCCCCTGGATGAGCGGGGCGACGGCCGCCGCGACCGCGAGTTCGATCTGCGCCTGGATCTGTCCTGCGCCGCTCATGCCTGCTCCTCCAGTACGATCTTCAGCTTGGCCAGCTTGGCGGCCACGGCGTCCGGCAGACCGGACAGGTCCAGTGCAGCCAGGGTGGTCTTGATCTCCGTGAGTACGGCCCCGCTGGCCTTCACCTGAGCGATGGCCTCCTCCAGTGCGGACTGCACGGCGCGCACGGTCGTGGTCTGCGCCTGGACGTGCGTCTGGAAGGTCCAGAACGGGTTGGTCGCGTGGTCGGACGCGTCCGGCGGTGAGGCCAGCACGTCGTCCGTCTTGAACATCTTGGTGAAGACCGCGTCGGCCGCCGCTGCGGCGACCTTCTTGATCTCTGCATCGGTGAGCGGCACGTCTCCTCCTCCTCCTGCCCAGGCGGCCATTGCCGCCCGGTCACTGAACTGAGCCACGTCGTGGTCGAGGCCCCCGGCGGTCGAGTACTGGTGGATCAGCCAGGGCGACTTGATGCCCGGGAACCCGGCCGGGTAGGCCGAAGGCGGGCCAGTGGCAATCCACAGGCCATCCCCGGCGAAGCCCGTCCGGTCCCGGTTGAGCCAGAAGTCCCGGTTGCAGTACAGCACGACGCGATGACTGGTCTTGCCCTGCACGTAGCTGATCCAGGCGTCCTTCTGGGCGTTGGTGACTCCGGCGTCCTCCCAGTCGAACGCCAGCACGTCCCCCGGCTTCAGGGAGATCTTCGACAGGAAGAAGTCGGCCTGCGCGACCATGTCCCCCGGCCGGGCAAAGTGGTAGTAGCCGACGACGAGCCCGGCCGCACGCGCCGTGTCCCGCTGGGCAACCCAGCGGGGATTGACGTAGCTCGTGCCCTCGGTGACCTTGGTGAACGCGAAGTCGACTCCGCCCTCCCAGCCGCTGTTGGCCTGGTAGGCCGAGACGTCCACACCCTTGATCATTGCCGGGCTCCACTGCTCGTCCTGGAAGTACGGGAGAGCCCACCCCAGGTACGGCAGGCCCCACCGGGAACTGATCGTACCGGCCGGAGCCAGGGACACCGTTCCCGGACCGGCGATGTCGATCGAGAAGACCGCTCCGGACCCGGCGCTGATGGCGACATGCCCGTGCCCGGCGCTGCCCCCGCCCCAGAACAGAAGCGCCCCCGGAGGGGCGTCCGTACGCAACGGGAACTTGAGGCGGGAGGGGGTCCGGTTCCACTGGGTGACCGCGTCCCGGTAGCCGGAGAAACCGTAGCCGTACATGGCAGCGCAGAACTGCCCGCACATACCGGCGGACCAGCGGCTCGTACGGGCGCACTGGTCAAGGGCTGCGATCACGGACGAGACAGGCATGGCCACCTCAGAACGGGAAGACGGCGAGGGTCCGCACGGCGAAGGTCGACACCCCGGAGGAGGACCGGTACTGCGCCGTGAAGGTGTTCAGTCCCGGGGTCAGGTCCGTGTGGAAGATAACGGCCCCGATGCGCTGCCCGCCACCGTCCGCATTGATCATCTGGATGGAGTGGTCGTCGCCGGGGTCCTGGGTGGTGGCGCCGTCCACCCGGTAGCTCATGAACGCGGCGATCGACGTCGAGGCGTTCTGGACCGAGCCGTACAGCGTGACGAACGCGGTCTCCCCGGTGACGATGGACACGGCCGGACCGAGGGTGGTGTCCAGGTCGGTGTAGCTGGTGGAGGAGGTCGTGTCCGGCGTGCCCGGGTCCACGAAGCCCGAGCCCGCCACGCGCTCGGCGAGCTGGTTCATGCCGGTGGTCACGTAGTAGCCGCCGGTCGTCTGCGCACGGCTCACCTCCGTCTCCAGCATCGAATCCCTGAAGCCGTTGAACTGGGCAGCCGTGTAGGGCGTCCCGCTGATCGCGGTGAAGGGAACGGTCCAGGCCACGGAGCCCTCCTAGAACGGCCAGACGGCGAGGCGCCGTGAGGAGAAGTAGCTGGTGCCCACGCTGGTCCGGAACTTGGCGGTGAAGGTGTTCAGGCCCGGGGTCAGGTTGTCCAGCAGGAAGCAGGCCCCGCAGTGCTGGCCGGAGGCGAGCTGGAGCTGGAGGGCGAAGTTGTCGGAGGCGGCCTGCGTCGTCGCGCCGGAGACTTCAAAGGACATCCACGAGCCGGTCCCGCCCGCGGACGTGTTGGAGTTGTTGTACAGGAACACCGCCGCGACCGTCCCGGTGCGCCGGGTGACGGTCGGGCCGACCACCCCGCTGGCGAGGTCGGCGTACGAGGTGGAGGTGGTGTTGCTCAGGCCGCCGATGTACTGCGCGCCCGGGATGCGCTCCTCCAGCTGGTTGGTGCCGATGGTGGCGAACACGCTGCCCAGCGTCGTGGTGAGCGCGGGCATGGTCTGGAGCAGGTTGTCCCGCACGACCTGGTTGTAGACCGCGGACGGGAACACGGAGCCGCTCACGGCCGTGATCGGTGCCGTCCAGACCATGCTCGCCTCCTCAGAAGGGGATCACGCCGATGCGGCGTGTGGTGTAGGTGCCGGTGCCCCCGCTGACCCGGTACTTCATGGTGAAGGTGTTGTTGCCCGGGGTGAGGGTTCCGTTCAGGTAGAACGGCGTCCCGAACCGGCGGCCTCCGGTGTGGTTCTGCATGAGCGCCATGGTGTCGCTCGCGGCGATGGTCGTCGCGCCGGAGACGGAGAAGCTGACCCAGGTGTTGTTGACGGCCGAGTTGGAGAAGTTGGCGTACAGCAGCACCCAGGCGGACGTCCCAGTCGCCACGGTGACGGAGGTGCTGACCGCATCGGCGAGGTTGGTGTAGGTCGTGCTCGTGGTCGTGCTGGACGTCAGGGTGTTGTTCTGCGCCGGGATGCGCTCGGCGATCGCGTTGGTCCCGGTGCCGGTGAACCAGGAGCTGATCGTGGTGGCCTGAGCGGGGGCGGTCGCGTTCAGGTTGTCCCTCATCTGGGCGTTGAACAGCGCCGCGGTGAAGGGCTGCCCCGCCACGGCCGTCGCCGGGACCATCCACGCCATGTCAGATCCCCGTCACCGGAGCTGTGTCCCAGGGGACCGGGTGCTCCGGCTCCCGGCCGGGCTGCCAGGGGGAGTTGCGTACCGCATTGATCGCGGCCAGCAGCTCCGCGTCCGTGATGACCCCCTTGTCCACCAGGGCCTTGACCAGGATGGCCTGGGTGACGATGCCCGAGATGGCCAGGGCGCGCTCGGTGACGGTGACGGTGGACATGTCGATCCCGAGGCGCATGCAGACGTCCCACTGTGCGTTGCGCATCGCCTGTGCGTACTGAGGGATGGTGGTCATGCCGGACACCTCCTAGAAGGGGAAGACGCAGATCTCCCGGTCGGCCCAGGTGCCGGTACCCGAGCCCACCTTGTACTGCACGGTGAAGATGTTGGACCCGGCGGTCAGGCCGGTGAACACGTGGAAGCCCGCCACGCGGTTGACCTGGTTGGCGGACACGCCGTCCAGCACGGTCCGCCACGCGTCCGAGGCGGCCACCGACGTCGCGCCCGAGACGGCGACCGAGGTGTCCGTGGCGCTGTTGGCGTTGGTGTTGGAGACGGCCGCCGTGAACAGCACGACGGCGATCGTCCCCGTCGTCACGGTGACCTGGGGCCCGACGGTGGCGAGGTTGTTGCCGTAGGTCGTCGTCCCGGAGCTCTGGGAGGTGGCGACGGTGGCGGTCTGGATGGACCGGGCCGCGAGCGCGTTGACCCCCGTGGCGACGAAGTACTGGCTCGCCGCACTCGCGAGCGCGACCGCGGTCGCGTTCAGGTTGTCCCGCACGGTGGCGTTCCACGTCGCCGCGGGGAGGGTCGCGTTGGCGACCGCGGTCGCCGGGGCTGTCCAGGCCATCAGTCCACCCCGTACTCTGCGTTCTCGGCGAGGAGATCTTCCACGCTCTGTCCGTGCTCTTTGATCCTCTGCCGGACGGCGAACGGGAGATCCGCCGGGAACCAGTTCCGCGTGTGCGGGACGGGCCGCCTGTTCAGGGCGTCCATGACCCCGGCCAGCAGCTCCGGCTCGGGCCACTCGATGGGGACCCGGAGCCCGCAGTGGGAGCAGGTGAATTCCCCCTTGGGCAGCAGCCGGGGGGAGGTCGGCACCCGGGGGTTGACCTTGTCGAACAGGTGCTCCACGTTCCCGCAGTAGGGCATGGGGCACTCGGCCACCCAGTCCCCCGAGTAGACGAACGCGACCGCGCGTTCCGTGATCAGTTTCATGTGGCGAACAGCCCTCCGTCGAACGTGCCCTGCACAGGATCGTCCCAGAGCCAGATCGTATGCGGGTCGTCGCTCGCCACCGGGTCGAAGACCCCCTGATCGAATCCCGCACCACGCTTGTCGAAGGTGAGGGGGTTGGCCGGTGCGGCATCCGGCGCCTTCTCGCACCCGAGCACCACGGCGTGCACGGGAGGCTTGTTGGTCCAGATGCGCTCGATCGTGTGCGCCACCGACTCCACGAAGAAGTCGCCGCTCAGGCCGAGCTCGTCGTGCTGGATGGTGATGCGGTCGCTGATGGTCCGGCCGACGACCTGCTGCCAGTGGGAGGGGTTCTCGGAGACGATCCGCAGCTGGACGGTCGGCAGCCGTTCCGCATAGTGCTGGAGGATCAGCGTGGCCAGCGCGTAGGCGTCGTTCGGCCCGGCCCACGGGGCCGAGTCGGGGTAGTCCTTGCGGCCGTGCTCCCCGATGGAGACCCCGTCCTGGAGCTCCACCTTGACCGTGCTGGTCACCTTGACGGCCTGCGCCCTCAGCTGGAGGGAGAGCACCTGTACCGCCCCGCCGACGGCCGTGAGGGTGATCCGGGCCGAGGCCCCGGAGGTCCGGTCCAGGCTGACGGTGACCGTCCCGGCGCCGGACAGGGAGAAGTCCGTCCCGGCCACGGGGACGACCGCGTTCAGGAACGGGTCGCTCCCGCTGACGTTGAGGACCCGGACCTCCCCGTTGGAGAGGGTGATGGTGTCGCTGGACGTCCAGACGGCGCTCAGGTCCAGGTCGGCCTGGCGCACATCGACGTCGAACGACACTGCGTTGACGATGTCCCGCCAGCCGTTGCTGTAGGTGAACGGCTCGGTGAAGTGCAGGCCCGTGACCGCCGGGGCCGCACAGTTCATCAGCAGGGGCGCCGCGAACCGGGCCTGGCTCGTGACCGAGGAGGAGTCGAGCAGCCGGTGGTGCCGGTCGCGGAAGACGAACGTCCCGTCGGGTGCCTGGTAGGCGATGGAGGGCGGGCCCTCCGACTTGACCACGTCCTGAATGGCGGAGAGGGCGTCCGTCCCCTCCACCCACCAGAACGGCATCACCGTGGCGCCGTTGTCGATGTCCCGCGGGCCGGTCCACCCCGCAGCGTCCAGGATCGTGTTGATCACCTGGCCGGTGCGGACGGCCTGGTAGAGCGGGGTGCTGAGCTTGATGCCGTTCAGTAGCGCCAGCCCGTCCAGGAAACTGAAGCTGACCGTCCTGTTGGTCCGGCTGACCTGGACGTCGAAGTCGTCGATCCGGCCGGTGAACAGGTACGTCGTGCTGCCCTGGAAGGTGACCTTGGCCTGGGCGTTCCTCGCTGGGTCGAGGTTGCCGTACAGGGCGGAGGCGGAATTCTCGGGGCTGTACTTGCGGCTGGAGTTGTTCACCCGCAGGGCCATCGTCCCGGCCGCGCCGGGGGACAGCTGACGGGACTGGTCCCGGCCGTAGGAGATGGCGATGCCGCCGGTCAGGTCGTCCCCGGTGATGTTGTCCCCGGGGTCGGTGAAGGTGCCGTTGCCCGCCCAGTCGATGGAGGTGGTGTAGACGGGCATGCCGAGCGCACAGGCGGCCCACGGCCCGTTGACCGCCGACGCCAGGGGGCTCTTGGCCAGGAAGGAGATCGAGGCGCTCTGCGCGCTCGCGACGGTCTGGGTGGCCGAGCTCGGCTTGAGGACGATCGAGACCGCGAGTCCGCCGTAGGTGGCGGCCCGGCTGGCCGTGGTCGTCCGCTGGGTCTGGAGCCCGGCGGTCAGTCCGGCGTTGCTGTCGTAGGTCGCGCAGGAGAGCTCGTTGATCGTGTCGATGTCGTCCTGGAGCTCGGTGTCCGTGCCGACCGAGTTGGTGAACGTCGCGCCCGGGGAGTCGGAGCTGATGGCCCTGAAGGAGAGGAGCCAGTCGTTGGCGGCACTGGTGGTCTCCTGCGGGTGGGCCTGTGCGGCCGTGGTGGCCGTGGTGGCGAAGAAGTCCCAGCGCTCCACGGGCCCGGTCTGGTCGGCGCCGGAGTACGCCACGGTGTACGCGATGACCGAGGGGTTGCCCGCAGGCCAGGCCGCATTGGAGAACGAGACGTTGACCGAGGAGCCCAGCGAGCCGTTATCGATGATCGTGTAGCACTTGGTCCGGACGCGCGGGGTGTACGGGCTGTTCGTGCTGGTGCCGTTGGTGATGTAGAAGAGCCGGGTCCAGCCGGAGGGGTCGGCCGTGGTGTTGGTGTTGTCGTCGGTCGTGACGAACAGGAGGATCACGTTGCCGCTGACGTGCCCCGTGGGCAGCGCGACGGACAGGGTGTAGCCGCCTCCGGCCGAGGTGTCGGCCTTGGTGCGGGCACCGACGGCTACGCGTGCGATGGCCATCGCTCACCCGCCCGGACGGGTGATCACGCGGATGCGGTGCGTCCGCTGGAGCTGGTCGAAGGTCCGCACCAGCCAGTCCTCCAGCTCGCGCTGCGATCCGATGGGCGCCTGGAACAGAAGCGTGAGGTTCTGGATGGTCACTCCGCCGCCGGACTGCCCCGGCGGCAGGATCCGCTCCGGCCGCCCTGTGCCGTTGTAGGCCATCGTCGCCCCCGGCATCAGCCAGCCTCCCTGGTCGTACCAGTGGGGGCTGCGGTGCTGCCAGGTGGACCACGCCCGCGACGGGGTGCCGTACACCGAGTGGATGTAGCTGGCCATCCAGCGGACCTGGGTGGCGGGGTTGGTCCGCCAGTCCGCACCCGCGCTCGCCATCTTCCCGGCCGGGAGCGCCTGGGGGATGCCGTACGCGCCGGAGGACTTGTTCAGCGCATTCCAGCGCCATCCCGACTCACCCATGCCCAGGGAGCGCCACGCGGGCCACTGGGCGGACGTCCAGCCGTAGATGTGCGCGCCCAGGAGGTTCTGTGCGTAGCGCATGGCGGCGGCGGCACTGGCCCCCACCTTGCCCCCGAGGCCGATGAACGAGGGCCCGGCCTGTGCAGCCAGCATCTCCTTGAACGCCTTGATCAGGGTCCAGACGTTCGCCTTCATGAAGTTGGCGAAGGCGGAGTTGGTGCCGGAGTTGATCTGCCGTCCGCTCGGGGCCGAGGTCCGCACCCCGACGGCTCCGCCCGAGGCGAAGCGGCCCATGCCGCCGGACAGGACGGCCTGCCGCAGGGCGATCACGGCGCCGTGGCCTCCGGCGGCCCGGACCTCCTTGGCGGTCCACATGTGCTCGTTCTTGGACGCCATGACCGGGACGCTGTCGGAGGTCTCCGTACCCGGCCCGTAGATGGGGCCGCCCGTGGCGCGGGCGATGCCCCCGATGTTGACCAGTCCGGCGTTCTTGCCGGTGGCGATCTTCATTCCGACGGCGATCGTGGGGTGCCGGTCCTTGATGCCTCCGAGCGCCTTGTTGACGTCGTCGCGGAACTTGTTGAACGCCCTGACCGCGCTCTTCAGGTGCCCGCCGACGCCAGGCACCCAGCCGAAGAGCTTGGCGGCACCCTTGATGATCATCCCGAAGGAGTCCAGTACCGCCAGGGCCATCCGGCGGACGAAGCCCATGATCGCGTCTCGCATGGACCGGCCTGCGTTGGGGATCACGACCGTGAAGAAGTGGACCAGCGGGTCGATCGAGTTCCGCTTGATCACCCCCCAGGCGGAGACGAAGAAGTTCTTGACCGAGTCCCAGTGCTTGATGATCCACACCACGGCGAGGCCGATCGGCCCGGTCAGCGCACCGAGGATCCAGGGCCAGTTGCGGGCCACCCAGTCCCGTGTCACCTGGAAGGCGTGCGGGATCGTCTGGGTGAAGAAGTTGACGAAGTCGTGAGCGAACCAGTGGCCGATGGCCTTGCCGACCATCAGCACCCCACCGAAGGCCGCCTGGACGATCCGCCGGAAGGTGGCGCTCTTGTTGTACGCGATGACGAGTGCGACACCGAGCGCGATGATCGCCGTGATGACGAGGCCGATCGGGCTCGCGGTGAAGGCCAGGGACAGCAGGCGCCAGGCCAGCGCCGCGATACGGGTGGCCGCCGACCAGGCGAGGATGGCGATGCGTGCGGCCCGCATGGCGACCGTCATGGCGATGGTGGACAGGCCGCCCGCCCGGACCACGGCCGTGTGGACGGTCTGGACGGCCGTGTTGATGGCCGTGGCGATAGCCCAGGCCTTCATGGCGACGTTGACGGCGAGGATCGTCGGCACCAGGACCCTCAGCACCGGCATGGGGATCGAGTCCAGCAGCCGGGCCATGGCTTCGGCGATCCTCAGGCTGAGCCCGGCGAACGGACCGGCCGCGACTGTCAGCTTCCCGAAGACGGAGATCAGCTGACCCAGGGCCGTGAACAGCTTGGGGATCTCTTCTCTCATCCGGCTCAGGAAGTCCTGGAAGGACTTGCTCTTGCCGAGCCCGGCCGACCAGTCGGCGAACTTCTTGGTCATCTGTTCCAGGCCGCCGGTGACCCCCTTGGAGGCAGGCATGAACGCGTTCAGCAGCCCGATGACCCCGGCCAGCACGTTGGTCGCGATGCGCAGGAACGAGCCCAGGGCGCCGGAGCCGTTCTTGGTGACGTTGCGGCCGAACTCCTTGAAGATCCGCCCGGCGCTGCTCTCCCCCAGCGTGTCCAGGAAGAATGTGATCTCCCCGGCCACGCTCTGCACCATGGGGGTCAGCCGGGGCAGCAGGCCCTGGAGGAACTGGATGCCCTTGGTGAAGATCGGCATGGTGTTGGCGGCCAGGGTGTCGGACCACTTCTTGCCCGCGTCCTTCAGCTTCTCCAGCGCGAGGGCTGTCTCCTTGGTGGCCGGGGGCATGGCGTCCAGCTTCTCCTTGTAGAGAGCCTGGGACTTGGCTGCACCCTTGGTGGCGGTCTGGGCGGAGGCCAGCGCACGGTTGTACTCCTGTGCTTGTGCCTTGGCCTGGGCGGACATCTTGGACGTGATCTGGACCTGCTGGCCGTACTTGAAGCCGCCCTCCTTGGCGAGCTTCTGGGCGGCGGCCACAGCGAGCTGAGCCTTGGACTGCTGGTCGTCGGCGGTGGACTTCTGCTGGGTGGCCTTGGTGATGGCCTGGAACTGGGGGACGACCGCCGCACCGAAGGCCGTCGCCGCACCGCCCGCCGTGGCGAACGCCCCGGCCAGCCCGAGCGTGGCCGTGGTGATGGGCGCGATGGCTCCGCCGAGAGCGCCCAGAGCTCCGAGCGAACCGATCGCTCCCAGGGCCTTGATGGCCTTCTCAGCGGGCTTGGTGTCGGCGTCGATCCGGACGAAGCCCCGGCCGACCAGGGTTCCCAGGCCCATGTCCGGTCACTCCATTCCCATAGCGGCCAGCTGCTGCTGGCTCTCCGTCTCGTCGTCCGTCCACCAGTCCGGGATCTTCAGCCCGTCCTCGGTGACCCGGGGTTTGTCGTCCCGCACGATGCTCAGCGGGGTACGCCACTGCGCGACCCCCAGGTCCAGGTCCGTCTGCTTCAGCGTCTCCGGGGCGATCTCCCCGACCTCGTTCCGTGGAAGGTGCTGGAGGTACGCGGCGTAGACGACGTTCAGAAACTGGTCGAAGGGGAGTCCAAGGAGATCGACACCACGTCCGGTGTGCTCTCCGTCGAGCTGGTGCCAGATTCCAGGCTGACTTGCCCATCCGAGGAGTCGGAGGGCAGCTCGGTAGGGCGCAGCCCGTACTCCTCGAACAGCCAGGTGATGATCTCCTCCACCTGGTCGATGGCAATGGGCTCCTCCGGGTCGTCCATCCGGCGCCGGAACACCTCCAGGCTGGCAGGCATGAGTACCAGCTCCAGCACGCTATTGAACGCCCTGAGCTGTTCGACCACGGAAGAGGCCGTGCTCAGGCCGGAGAAGGTCGCGGCGAAGTCGATGAGTGTCTGGGCGGGGATGGGCGACTTGGCCGTGAAGACGTCGTCGTCGACCTGGAATTCGATCTTCTTACGTTCCCGGGTGAAATCTCGCATGGTCATCAAGGTACTGCCCGGGAGCGCAAGATCTCCCCGCTAGCGTGCCGCGGCCCGCAGGGCCTTCGCCAGGAAGTTGTTGGGGTGCCGGTTGCCGGGGTGCCAGACGAACTTGGTGAAGACGATGCCCTGCCTGCCCTTGAACCGGAGGCGCTTGCGCGGGGGGTTGGGCCGGATGGCGTGCGGCTGGGTCTTGCGGACCACGTAGAGCGTGGCCGGGTGGGAGCACTCGACCCGGACGTGCCCGCTCTCCAGGTTCACGGAGATCTTCCGCTTCATGCTGCCGGGGGCGTACTGCCGGGCGAGCTTGCCGACGTTGCGGCCCCGGCGTTCCAGGTCCCGGCTGACCGGGCCGCCCCGGCCGTTGAGCATACGGTTCACGGCTGCATCGTCGATCCGGATCTTCGCTGTGGCCATCACGCACGCTCCAGTGAGACGAGCACCTGGAGATTGAAACCGACGCAGGCGCCCTCGGGCCCGGCCGACTCGGCCGGGGAGATCATGTAGTCGCTGATGAGGTCGCTCTGCTTCAGGGAGCAGAGGATGGCAGAGACGGCGTCCATCGTCTCGGCCATGTCCTGGAGCAGCAGTGCAGCGGAGGCGTTCAGGTCGGCCGCCGTGGGGGCGAGATCCTGCCCGGCCGGTTGCGGCGCGCAGCGCAGCACGGTGACGGTGAACTGGCCGACCTCATAAGGGGGCTGGCAGATGACGCCGATGGTGCTCTCGGCCTCGGCCGGGAACTCCTCGGACAGGTAGATGCGGGGCGTGGTGACGGCGAGCAGGCCGTCGCAGCACTCGTCCCAAGCGAGCTCCCCGGGCACCTGTCCGACGCGCTCCGCCGGGACGGACAAGCCGTCGTCGACCGCCTGCACCAGGTAGCCGCCCACGGTGTACCAGCGTGCGGAGCCACTGATCATGTGTTGGTCCTCCGGACGCTCGGGTGGTCCACGTTGTACACCCGGGCCCGCTGGGTGAGCTTGTGGGGGTTCTCGGAGACCAGGAACATGTCCACGAGGTACAGGCCGGTCCGGCCGTCGCGCAGGAGCTCCCCGAAGTCGGGGATCGAGATGTTGACGCCCTGCCGGGCCAGGTTGGTCACTCCCGGGGGCAGGCGGCAGTCGGTCCCGGTGGCCGCCTTGATCAACTCACAGGCGAGCTCGCCGACAGCGAACCGGGCGGCCTGGGGGACGTCCTCGCCGTAGTTGGCGGTGACGGACCAGGTGCCCACCTGCGTGTCGTCCTTGTTCAGGTTGTTGCAGTAGGGCCAGGTCTGCCCGTCCGTGCGCACCAGGAGGCGGTTGTTGTCGACCCGGTAAGCGCCCGTGACGAGCGGCGTGCCGTCGACCTTGACCTGAACGATGGAGCTGACCGGGCTCGGCAGCACGGTCTCGCTGACCGAGGAGCACGAGCAGTCGCTCCCGCACGAGCCGCACCCGACCGGGAACCAGTAGCGGTAGCTGCTGTCGGTCCAGGTGCCGAGCGGGGGCCGGTCCCACAGACTCCAGCCCCACGGCCATGTGTCGTAGCAGTCCCGGCGGCATGGCCGCAGCGTCACCTGGCAGGTGCCGTACCGGCGCCCGGACAGCGCCCACAGCACGCGCGTCGCCGCGTTGAGCGCGTAGCCGGTGAGCGCCGGGGAGACGGCCGAGATGTCGCAGGTCCAGTACGGGGTCCAGTCGGAGCAGGGACCGGTGTCCAGGCTCATGGTCATCTCCTGCGGTTAGGTATACGGCTCAGTCTCCTACGCCGTCATACGCCGTATCATCGCACCCTGCCTGACCAGCCACTATCCCGAGGAGAACGAGCTGGTACGACCTATGAGGGGCTCCTCTGTTCGCTCCTCAGAAAGGAACCTCGGGAGTTCCCTACTCTACGTGTCAGTAATTTAGCTAATTCTTACTCAGGGCTACCGTATGGGTATACGGACGGCTGTATGCGTCAGTTGGTGGGGTTGATGTTGACCTGGAAGCCGATGTACGGGGCGTTCGCCGTTGCGACGCCACCGGACGGCCACGACGTTGGCATGGCGCTCGTACTCTGGCCCGTCAGCTTGTAGCCGTTCGGGTGCGTGGCGAGCGTCATGGCTCCGAGAGCTCCGGTCGTCGTTGTGTTCGGCATGATTCCGTTCGGGCCCTGGATTGAACGCAGGACGACCGGGGTGCCAATGGTGACGATCAACAGGCTGAGCCAGTACAGGCCCGGGTCCATGACCGTCTGGAAGGAGCCGTTGCCGCTCGTCGGCGAGAAGACTGCACCCGCGGCAGTGCCCGTGGACAAGGCCCCACTCGCAGCCGTCGGCTCGCTGACGATCTCTCCCGGATAACCGGACCAGGCAACGTCGTCGTAGATCCCCCAGCGGATGGACCCTGCTGCGGCGACGGTCGTGGCCAGTTCGATAGCCAGCCGGTTCCAGAACTCCCGGGCCTCGCTCACCTGGACCGGGATCGCCCAGAGATCGCCTGCAACGATCGTCGCCGCGCTCGTCGCGGACGGCGGGGGCACATAGTCGGCGGTGTACCACAGGGCCGACCGCCTCGGCCGCCGGATGGCCGCGGTACGAGGAGCGGGGACGTTCAGGTTCCGGGTCTGGCTGGTGCTGGTCGTGGTCAGGTTCCGGCGCGCGCTCTGGATCGCGTCCACCACGGCCGCCGCACCGTACTCGTTCGGGTGCAGGCCGTCGCTGGAGTAGAAGCTCGCCTGCTTGTTGATGATCGAGTCCACGTCGGCCAGCTGCACCATGCCGTCGAACTCGGCGATCACCGAGGCCAGGTTGCTGTTCAGGTCCAGGCAGTCCTGGTCCCGGCTGGCCTCGGTACCGCTCCAGCTCGCGTAGTTGCTGGTGTAGCCGCTGGCCGTCAGCCGGGCCGTGTTGCAGCAGATGATGGGCGGCGGGTCCTTGGCTTCCAGGCCCCAGTAGTCGAGCATCACGGCGCCGCCCGCGTCCAGGGTGTTGACCGTGCCGGTGATGGTCTGCCCGGCGTTGGCGGCGGTCAAGCCGGTGAAGCGCTTGGTGACCGGGCAGTGGCTGACGGCCGAGCTCGGCAGGATGTCGCTCGTGCTGGTGGTGCCGGAAACGCCGGTCGTCCCGCCCCAGGTGACCACTCCGCCGGACACACCGCCCGCACCGACGAAGGTGACGGCCACGGTCTCGCCGTTGTAGTCGCTCGGGAGGGTGAGGGTGAAGTTGGCGTTCGTCGTGCTCGTGCACCAGTGGGCCGTGTCATTGCTGGTGTAGCCGGTCGCGGCGACGGAGCCGAACCCGGCGCCGTAGCTGGTCCGGGTGCCGACCTGGAAGTCGTTCTCGTAGATCACGCCCATGCGCCACCGGCTGATACAGGTGCGCATCGCATGGGAGAAGGCGGTCTTGACCTGCGTCGTGTTGCCGACCAGGCCAAGGTCGTTGATGCCCCAGCAGAACAGCGCCGCTCCCCCGTCGGCCACGTACGGACCGCCGCGCTGCGGCTTCTTGGACCCGTTGTAGAAGCGGCGGAAGCCGCCCGTGCTCGCGCCCTCGATCGTGGCCCGGCTGCCGTTCACAGCCCAGTTGCGGCGGTTGAAGGGCTCGATGTCCATGGCGGCGAAGAAGAGGGCGTCGGCCCGGCCGTTCTGGGTGTAGGTGCCGAAGGCGTACTGCATCCAGCTGTGGCCGAAGACGTTCCAGAAGTCGGACGTCTGGGCCAGGGGCTTGGGGGTGATGGGCATCAGGACTCATTCCCCGGGGTGAACTCGACGGTCCCGGTTCCGGACGTGGCCGCGACCACCGAGACCGGCATCTGGCACAGCCCGTACGGCACCTCGAACCGGTCGCCGGGATCCAGGTACCACTTGGCGTTGGTTCCGGCGGAGACGGGGAGCGTGGTGTCGAACCGGAGGTAGATCTTGCACGTGCTGTTGTTGTAGATCAGCATCGCCACCCGGCTCTCGTTGGCAGCGATCGGGGTGGCCCCGGTGGTGACTGCGGTCCAGCTCGGGGTGCCTCCGGTGTCGATCGTGTCGGCGCACACCTGCCGGATGATCTGCTGGTAGTCGCCGTTGCCGACCTGGTGGGCGTCGATGCTCGCTCCGGCGCCGGGGGTGATCGGCACTGAGGCATTGGCCATGGTCTGCTCCTCAGATGCTCGGGACCGGGCCGACGGAGACGGCGACGTTGAAAGTGATGTCCACCGAGGCGAAGCGGTTGGTGCCGTTCCCGGCCCAGAACTCCGCCCGGTACCGACCGGCCGTGGCGAACTCCGTCCCGGTGAAGGTGTAGGTCACCTTGCCGTCCGTGGGGCTGCTCACGGCAGCGTTGGCCACGGTGGCGGCACCGTCGTGCTCCTGGTAGCTGAACTTGGCCGTGTAGCCGGTCAGGTTGATCGGGGCGCCGTCGCTGTCCAGGAACTGGTAGGTCAGCGGGGCAGGCTTCTCGCCCATCACGTATGGGCCGATCGCTACGCTCATCCTTCCCTCCCACTGATCTCGTCGTCCGGCGTTTCGCCTGATCGTGAAGATACCGGCTCCCGGCCGGTGAGCCTTACGGTGCCCTCCCGGCCCGAGGCGGAGCCCGTCGGCTCCCGGCCGGTGGCGGTGGTCAGGGTCTCCCGGCCGCTGATGACCTGGCCGTGAGCGGCCTGGGGGACGGTCACGGTCGCGTCCACGGCGGTCAGGCCGATCGTGGCGGTTCCCGGCCGCACGCCCGTCCCGGCCGCCGGGGAGAGGGCGGTGAGGGCGGACGTGGCGGTTCCCGGCCGCACA